TTCAAAGTATCAAACTTGATTTTGCTCTCACCATCACCGTCAATAACAATCTGTTTAATTCTGAAAATACCTAATTTCTTTGCTTTCGGTTCATCAGGTAATTTAGCCAGAATAGCAATATCATTATTTAACAATTGAGTGAGTTCTATTGTTTTTACCAATTCAGAGTAACTGGCTACTACATTGAAGTTCACCGCTCCGTTTGCTGATATGCTGTGACCATTATATTTGACTACCTGCTTTAATTTGATTATCACTTTATTACAACCTCCTTTTGGCTTCTTTTACTAACACCTTTAGGCGAAGTACTTATTTTACTTTGATTGATTTCACTGGCCTTTACAAGGCCGATTTACTTTTCTTCTGAAACTTCTTTTCGTGTTCTCTATTAAAGCTCTCACGACTTGATTTACTGGACTTTATTACTTTCTTATTACTAATCCCTTTCGGCGTTTCGATTACATCACCACTGGGACCTCCCAGACCTGTGTTTTCAATTCCCAAGGTTTCATACCGAGATATATTCGGCTTATTACCTACAATCAATCCTGAGACATCCTGTAAGTCCTCTGGTTTGACCAAAAGGTATGTTTGATTGTTACATAAGAACTGAATTGCAAATACAGGAAGTTTATGAGCTACCAATGCATTATATTCAAGAGTTTCAATATCCTTTAGGTTTATCTTGATACTCATTGCATCAGTTGATTTTAACTGACAAATAACATCTTCGCTCTGTCCATCTTCTTTTACAATCCAGCCAGAACCACTATTTGGTGTTGGTTCAAGTCCTAATGACCTCATTACTTCTGCTTCATTCTTTCTGTAAAATTTACCAGAACGTTTTATGTTCATTTTACTTTATTACCTCCGTTACCTGACTGATGTAACTCGCAAGTACCTGCTTGTAAATTGCTTCATCCTGTATCAGAGCTTGTAATTGGTTAAGACCAATTGTAACAACAGTCTCAAGTGGTAAATTTTGCCTGGGTACCAAATAAGGTAACTCGTATACTTGATTACCAATAATGGTAAATACTTTGTAGGTTAATTTACTCATGTAATCTTCCTCATTATTTACCGATAATTTTTCAAACCATACACGTTGAAATGTAGGTTCTCCATGTGTACCTTCAATAGGAATGTTTACCTCAAATGCTACAGGTATTTTGTTTTCGTAAACTCTATTCACAATATCCTTTAGGTTTATCATTTATTTACTTCCAACCTCCTTTTGGTTTTTACTTTATCTGTTACCATAACGACTGGTTCTATATTGTTGTTGTACATGAGAAGCAATCGTCGTGAGATAATCTCTATCACTCTTTGTCAATCTATCTGGTATGTCAAATCCTGTTGAACCATCAAAATCATACATCGCATACCAATAGGTTGTTTGTTCTAAAATCTCTTTTGAATTGCTGTTCATAAGCTCTACGAGTTGTTGTGACAATTCATCATACGATTTGTCTGATATACAACTCTCACTCATTTCATAGTACATAATTGAATATACTATAATTCTTCTTTGTAACCAACTTATTATAGTTATCATATCCCAATATTTTATTGGTAATACATCAAGATTTAATTTCATTTGTTATACCTCATAACTTTATATTACATAATAACTTATTAAGTTATATTACTATAAAGAAAGAAAATATATAAAAGAAAGAATGTATTGACGTTAATTCTTTACTTTCAACCTTAGGCTTTACCATCTAACATGTTCCAGTAGGTTTGTCCTTTCTGCTGACGTGTTTGGATGATTTTAAGGTCGTGTTGTGATTTCATTCTGCCTTGCGTTTTACAGCTAGCTTGTAATGTTTTCTGAAACAATCTGGTATTACAAAGGTCACAAATCGTGATTATATGTTTATCTGTAAAAGCAATATCAAACATATCTAAAGATTTATTTCTGGTGGCTCCACATACCTTACATACAGCGTGTTCATCTTTATTTGTCCGCATTTTTATAGCCATTTTCTTCCATCCACCTTTCCATTTCATTGTCGTACCAGTCGATAAATGTTGAACGACCAATAGACATTAACTCATTGACTTTCTTAGCCACTTTTCTACCTATCTCAATGTCATTACCAGACCAGACTACGAAGTGTTTACCAAATAGTACTACTCTAACATTATAGGTATGTTTATATCTTTTTTGATAATCTATGTTTAGGTATTTAATACCCGTTGTCGAATGTTTCGCCATCTAAATCTAAAACCTCCCTTAACTTTGAACAACCTTCCTCTATATTCCTAAGGTACTCATCAATATCAGAAAGTTCACCCATGGTAAGTACTTCTACATCTTCATCCTCAGGAAGTTCAAGCAAATCTTTACTTACCTCTGCCTCATGTTCTTCTTTCATTCTTTTAAGTACCTTTGCATAATCTGCTATATTATAAATACGACCCACTTACTTGTTTACTCCTTTGCTCATTATTTTATCAATCGCCGCTTCGAGGCCTACAGGTAATTCACCATAAGTACAAGGTTGATATAAAAGTTCCTGTACTTTCATTGGACTGAAGTGACACATTTTAATCAGATACAATTCTGTTGTCATACCAAAAACTACTATCTGACGAATAGCTTTTTCTAAGTCTTTTCTATCATCAATAACTACACTCAGAGCATATACTTCTCGATATGATAAAGGATATTGTTCTGCTATTTCTTTTAATTCAGAACTGATGGGTATTAACATACTAGCCTCCTAACTTGTCCGTGTATTCATTTAATAAATCACTAAATATCAACAGACACTCTTCACATATACATACACTAATAGTTGAATTTTGTACACCTAAAACTATATCATGTATGGGTATTTCTTTTCTTCGACAACAATTACACATCCTATATTTATCAGCCGTGGGTTTTACCTCTATGTAAGGACATGAATTATACACATATCTACCATCTTTTACTCTGGTGGCTTTATATTGTGCTCTCACTATTCTACCTCCTTATAAAACCTTATATCTTCACTTTGGTATAAAAACTCTAAATTCTTACTATGCCAATTTTCTGTCTCTTCACAACTTTCAAAATATAAGGCTCCACCCGAATAATCATACTTACTTTCTAATACCACATAAACAGCTTCATAACTATCCTTACTTGGTTCTGTTACATACCAACTACCACCAGGAATACAAGGACTGAACTGATATATGTTACCGTCATTCTGAGTGATAACCTCATAAATTGTTTCTGGAAACTTGTCTGACTCGACTCTATTTAGAACTGTCATTATTACTAATGTTTTTGTTTGTATATTCTGATTACCTGCTTCACATTCTGCTATTTTGGCTAAGTAATAAATATCATCAACATCCCAGTCCTTGGAATATGTAAACTCTGGATAATGGGTTACCGATAAATCAGTTACATTATCTGTTTTGTTATCTTCATATTCTGCAATATTACCTAATATACTTGTACTTTGTACACTTTCTGATTGACTGACTGGGATATTTTCTGATATTACATTCATAGCTACTTCAGGCTCTGCTGAACTGAATTTTGATAATGTACAAATCATAATACCTAAAATTATGATACCATTCAAAACTATTATTTTTACTAATCCCTTTCGGCCATTTATTGTGCTGGTCCGACGCTTATATCGTCTCCTGTTTGCTGAATACATTTTTCTGCTTCACTCCTTTCCAGTTCTACAATACATTCAGAACATATACCATAAGAACAACTTTTATTATGATATATACAATCTTCCATTTCTGATATAGGTGGCTGGTACATATTATTATCCTTTCTCTAATTTATTTTATTTATCAACTTTATCCAACCATCACCAGGGCCTCAGTTTTCGATTTTAAAAGGTTCTATAATCTCAGCCATATATTTTATCATTCAATATAGGTTAAATTGAAACTGAGGCGACTGGGATGTCTGGGATATATTATCTTTTACTCTTCTTTTCTTTATCTTTATTATCTTTATTACTACTCATTAAGCCTTTTCGTTCAAAGTAATCCTCAAGGTCAGCCAGATAAAATAACATCTCGTCTTGCCTGCTTACTGGTATTGATACCTCGCCATCTTCTACTTCAGTAAATCGCTTTTTAGGAACAGGTATTCTTTCACCTTTACCAATTCGATTAGCAAACGAGCCGATAAAGTAAATCAATATGAAAGTAACCAAGGGAACAAATATCTCTCCACCTACTGCAAACTCTCCCCTCTCCTCATAAAGAGTAGCACCTAAATACCACATCAAATAAGGGAGGCCTATCTGAAGTATCAACATTAAGTTCCTCAGGTTTCTACCGACAAAATCAAGTATCAAAAAGAACAACTCAACTGCGATAGCAAATATAATCGAGAAAAACTTTATAATCAACTGAACAAATGTAGTATGTATCAGCCAACTAAAACCTGTAACAACTGCCTCACCTAAATCTTCACACAATTCTTTAATCATCATACATCCTCCTATTCAAAAGGTCTCTATAATATTGTTTCTTTGTAACAATTCTCTGGTCACATCTGTTCTGATAGCCTTTTATCTTACACCAAGCACAGTTGGTTTCTTCGCTGATAAAAAAGTGAGAATGTGACTCTTTACATATCTGACAATGAGCCTGTCTTACCTCTTCTTCTTCCATGGTTACATACAAATGAATGGTAACGATTGGAGATTGCTTGTCCTTTTCATAAGCACACGTTACTTCCAGCAATTCATTCTTAGCCAATACATTTGTTGCATACCATTTAACTGCTTTCATGTAGGCATCTTTCATATTTTCACCACTGAATTTTTTACTCATAAATTCCTCTGAGTACTTAAGCATTTTTTCTCACCTACCTTTCGTCTACGCTTTCTTGCTTTTGCTTTCAGAACCTCCTCTTTAGCAAGCTTATCCACGTATTCATTAAAGGGATGACCGGCATGACCTTTTATCTTTATGATACTTATATCAATGTTATCCTCTGATAACTTATGTCTTACCGCTAAATATCTGTCCCATAAATCTTTGTTCTTTATATCCTGCTTTCTGGTTGTCTGCCAACCATTCTGTTTCCATACCTCTATCCAACCATTCTCGATTGAATTAACTACATAAGCACTATCTGAATACAACTCGTACTTATTATCTTTGGAACAACTTCTATGTACCTTTTCCAAAGCTTCAACTACAGCAGATAACTCCATTCTATTGTTGGTTGTTTCTACTTCGTTACCAGAAATAACTTTACAACCATTCTGCGTACTAAATACTGCTGCCCAACCGCCCGGACCAGGATTGTCAGAACATGCCCCATCTGTGTATATCCTTATTATCACCAGCTTGTCCCTCCTTATCTTGTATCGACTTTCTTTCTCAGTGAATACATACAGATAGCGGTTTTTGCTAAACACTCATATAAACTTATACCATAAACTATCTGTGCTGTAGCGAGATTATTGTCGTTTATTATTGTTGACCTCCAAATCACTTCTTTTTCGTTTGCCCAAACATCTGGTACCAACTCTCTTATCCTCATATTATACTTCTTTGTTAGTACAGTTATAGCTTTTTCTATTTTATGTACCGGAATATCCTCGGTATCATACTTGGCTAAAGGTGGTATCAATCTTAAAGCCTTTTGTAACAACTCTATTGAACCATCTTCTCTACAATCGAGATTTAATAACTCTTTTGTTGTCACTGTATCACCTACCTATTAAATTAAACAAAGTTTGGGCTGACCAATATCACTATCAGCCAGCCCTAGCATTTCACATCTTCTATTACCCGACTGGAGGGTTCATATACCTACCGAACTCTTTGGCTCAGATTTCCCAATCTTCCTCGTCGTCGGCTTCCTTAGCAGGCTTCTTACTCTTAGCCGCAGGCTTGCTTCCACCTTTAGCAGCTTTCTTAGGTGCCGGAGCTGCCTCTTCCTCGTCGTCCCACTCTTCATCATCCTCGGCCTCGTCTTCTGTCTCAGCCGCTTCTGCATCTGCTGCCTTTAACAGGTCGATATAGTACTTAGCCGGCTTCTTCTGCTCAGCCTTAATCTTGCGCTCTTTACAAAGTTTGTAAAGGTCGATTGCCTTCATTCCAGAGTAATCCTGCTCCTCTGCTCCGTCTTCGCCATCATCCTCAGCATCCTCAACCGGCTTACCATCAGCTACATACTTTTTCAGATACTTCAGCATTGAGTCGTGAGACAGGTCGCCGAACTTATCCTTGCAATCCTTACGTAAGCCGAGCTCACCGAGCAGCTTGTACATCTTTGCATTATTCCAATTGTCATAATCGGTATCACCAGAAGCATCAGCCTCTGCTTTCTTACCCTTAGCTGCTGCCTTGGCAGGAGCCTTCTTTGCTTTCGGAGCCGGTACATCATCCTCGTCACCATCATCCTCAGCATCCACATCTTCATCGTCGTCCTCGACATCACCGGCATCCTCAAGAGCCTTCTTGATAGCACCGTTAATCTTGTTAGCAGACAGGTTCTCCGGCATAAACTGCATCAGGTCACCGAACTCTTCGCCGGCCTTTACGGCTACTCTTGCAATCTTAACCGCTAACAACGGATATCTTCTGCCGATATCAGCGATTGCTGCTGTGTCTTCGTTTTCCAATAACACCTGTACTGCCTCTGCAAATGAATAATTTTTAGCCATGATTTTACTCTCCTTTTCTTTTTAATATTTGTTATGGCTTTCTTTGTTCCTGTACGACCGTACACTTATTTATGTTAAGCTCATTGGCTTCACATCTGAATATCTTTAAGAGCTTCGTAATACTTACCTGTACCATACAACTTGAAAGTATTTATTGTATCTTGGTCTAACCCTTTCATAACCGCAATTCTCATAATCTGATTTAGCGGCATACCTACCTTCTCAAGTTTTGTTACCATCATCATACAACGATAACTGAAAGTAGCTCTTATTCCTTTCTTACTTGATGTATCTCGTAGGTCATGGATAAAGGTTATTAAATCTTGGTTGTCTTTTGTGAGCTTTCGCTCTATCAATTCAGAGTAGTTAAACTCTATAATAGCAAATCTATCAAGTGTAGCCTGGTCAAGAACCATTCGTCCAGTATACATATCATCTGCCCCCGAACCAACCGTATTACCTGCTGCTACAAAATGAACATGTGAGAAATCAACTCTACCATTTGGAAATTCAAAATATCCATTAGCAATTGCTGCATTTAATAGTACCAAAACATCTGGTATACTAGCATCTATCTCGTCCAAAAAGAATATACACTCTGTATTACTTGTACAAGCTTTATAAAATTCTGTCTCGTGATAATCACCACCAGCATCAATAAAACCTGTCAACTTATATTCTTGTTGAATAGAGTTGCTAAAGTAGAAGTCCCATTCATTCTCACGAGCTATCTGTTCTATCGTGTGGTTCTTGCCACTACCAGCCGGGCCTGCAAGATATACCGGAATGTTACAATCCAAACACATCTTAATCTGGTCATACTTCTCGTGTTTAACTTCTCCCTTAAGCATCTGCTTAATTTTTTCTTCTTGTTCAATTTTATCCCACTCGGCATCTGCTATTTCTTCGGGCTCACTTTCTCCAAACACTTTCTCTATGTCTATATCTGGGAAATAGCCCCCCTGGGGAACCTCACTCTGTATGTCATATCCCTCTGATTTTACCTTATGTTTTATTCGTTTACTTAAACTCTCTGTCGACTTCCTATATTGACCTTTAACATCATATTCTCTGGTTATACCTTTCAAATTGAAATTATCATCAAAAGTTATCCGACAACCTGAAACCACTGCAAATCTGTAACCTGCATCCCTACCATATTTTCTATAATAAGAATACACTTTGTTCTCACCATTGAATATCACATCAATATGTACAAAGCCAGGCTTGTCTCCTTTTTCGAGTTTCGCTATGTTGAAATTTACTGGTTGTAACTGTGACATGTATTTTCTCCTTTTAATACATTCTCTGAATACTATGTGAAATATCTTTTTTCTTCCCTATCTCACTATATTCATTATATCATAGAAATTCGTTCACGTCAATAGGAATTTTAAAATTTTTAAAATATTTTAGTATAACTTTTCCAAATCATCAAGTGTTTTTATACCATCAACATCTTTTCTTATAAATTGTGGTAATAAAATCTCGCTCTTCGGAAAACAACTACGAAGCACATCCTCATTCATAGGTCTACCATAACCATTTACATATTCCGATGGTACCTCGGGGTGTACTTCTATAAATCTGAAAAATAAACGTCTCAGCATACTTGGATGAACTAAAGGAAAAGCAAGCTTACTTACATTCAGCTTCTCATTTGCTTTCTTTAATTTAATTTTTATAGCATACCCGTTTCTAACATCGCCACCCCAAAAACTTGTCGATTGATATACACCTAATATAATATTCAAGTTTACCCTATAATTCTGTGCTTCTAGCTTTTGTATTATCCTAAACGCTTTTACACTTTCCTCAATTATTTGCTCTGTAGAAGTACCAGCAGAATAGGTAACCGATTTATTAAGTGTAATCACCTTTTGTTTTACAGGTTGTAGTTTTCTATTTATCATATTATTAGGTATACCATTCAAATATAATGGAATGATTGGTTGAAAACCCTCGACACTTTGAGTTGGTCTTGATACCATTACATGTTCCATTTTACCCTCGGCTTTAAGTCTCTGACTAAGTCTTTGTGCCATTTCACTCCAACCATTATGAAACAACTCAACTGCTTCATCATAACTATTTGTTTGAGTGAAGTTATAATCACCTGTTACACTACTTAACTTCTCCCACCTAAAGCTGTCATTCAAAGGAGTATCACACAAATATTTGTAAAACTCTTGTAGGTTGTTAAACTCTACAAACTCTATCTTTCCGTTTTTGTCTATGTTCATATAGATACCTCGTTTCTAATTAGTAACCTTACCACTATATTCATTATATCATAGAACGACGCGAACGTCAATAGATATTTTTAAGAATTTTTGTTAAACATCACCATCAGCTTTATTGTTAGCATCATTCTTATTAAATGTGCCGCCATGATAGCGAGCTGATAACTTATCAATGTTTGTCTGTAATACTTCATCAAGGTCCCAACCAAATGCTTCACAAGCTAAAGCTATATACCAACAAATATCACCAAGCTCTTTTCTCAAATGCTCTTTGTCGAGTTCCTTACCATGGAATATCCACTTCTTTACGATATCATTAAACTCTCCAACCTCACCAGCCATACCGAAACAAGCATTTAAAGCCAAACCCATATCAATTCCTTGTGTACAGCACTGGTCCATTCTTATATCCAAAAACTGAGTAGCATCTTTATTTGCAGTAAACACTGCTTTCTTTTGATATTCATTACCGTGCATTTATTTTTCCTCCTTTAACTTATCATGCTCTCCAATAAACCAAAACATTGCAATACCGGCTGAGTCTGCAGCATCATTGTTATACATATACTTTTTGTCGCCTCTTACAAATATACCTTTACTTTTTCTTGTACCTGACATATCCATAAGAATATCTGACTCAAGTCCCTGTTTTAGCAACCACTTAATAGTCGGCCACTTTTCATCCGGTACTCCATACTTATTACTTTCAGGTTTACTGGTGCCAATCACCTGCGATTTCCAACAACGAGTATCTACCGAATATACTTGAATACCATATATACTGCATACATCAACTATTACACTATTCAAAGCACCTATTGACTTTATATAGTCTATATTGATAAAACCTTGCGAACGAAGTCTTATTCTTTCAAGTATACATACCACATTGCTGGAGTTCTTTACACATGATTGTAAAACCTTATTCAAAACTTTTCTGAGCTTCTCTCTACGTTCTGAATTATTTTCACATTTGTCTAACCAAACACTTTTTACCTTTACCAATTCACCGTCGGCAGCAATACTGATACCGGTATTATTGTAAGACTGGTCTACACCTATGCATATCTGTGAATATTTCTTTTTAACCTGCTTACAAAGCTTATTATCACAATCAAGACAATCGAGATAAACAGCTGACCCATAAATTGGGCAACTCTTTGACATATCTCAACACCTCCTGTCGTGATGTAATATATTGTAGGTCATTTTAGCCAGCTTGTACTGCCTCTTGTAATATTGCTCATTTCTGATGTATTCCTGCTTATTGAGATATAACACCTTATTCTCAAGCTTATCACAAATAACATCAAAATCATCATCAAATGTAAGTTCACACAATTTGATAAACCCTTTTAATGTTTCAACAACATTTACAAAGCTATCTTTTATAGCCTCGAACATTTGACTAAATAACTCTACTACTTGCTGAGCATATTCCTGAACCGCTTCCCATACCCTTTTACCATAATCAACAATCAAAACCTTTAACACTTTTAAATGCTGAATATCTAAATTAACTCCACGAATTTGCATATAGGTATTGATTTGCATATCCCAATATTCTTCTCGTACAACCAACTCATAACAGCTCATATCACTTTCACCCCTTTAGGTATCTTTTCTCCGCCACCATTTATTTTCCAACAAGCATTTCTCAATGCACAATCTTCGCACCTCTTACAATCAGGGCTTATAGCATCTTTTGGTCTTGCTACCATCTTGTGCTCTTTTATTAGCTTATTATACCGTCTACGAATTTCTTTCGCTCTTTCCACAAATGGTGCACACATTTCTTCATCGTAATCATACAC